AATGCCAGAGTCTGTAAGATAAGGGTTTGCATTGTTTGCATTCAGAGTTCCCGTGGATGTAGCAGAGATCAATACTGTCTCATCAGAAACAGATCTCAAAGCAGCTTGCGGAGTACCATTAAGTTTATCTAAGTAAACTTTAATACTTGCTGTATCTAGTACTGCGCCAGTATAGCTTGAAAGACCTGGCATACTGAATGCTTGAGTACCAACATTTGCTTTATAGTTTCCGGCAAGGGCATCTGAATTAAAGGTGTTTGTAGCGCTAACAGCGTCTACAACGTGATAACATGGCCCAACAATAACTGGGACAAGTGATGGTGTGGCTACAGTGGCCGCAGGAGCTGTATACTCTTGATTAACTGTAATACCAGGTTGCGATATGGCAGGCATAGTTATTTCTCCTAAGATGATGATGTACTGACCCAACGAAGTATCTCGACGCCGTCTGAGTCACTATTGACCTCTCCGTCACTATCTATAGCATCTGGAAACAATAGAGATCCGTTAAGTTTTCTAGCGATTGTGTTAACTGTAACACTAATTTCTGAAAGTGTCTGTGCTGTTGGTGTGATTGACCACGTTTCTTGGTAGTAAACAGGAAATGAAACTGGGACATTAATAAAGTCCTCATCGCTGTCTCCACCTAAAAAAGAGTTGGCTGGCGATTCAGAACCAACGGTAACCCTCTGGCCAATCTGAAAGAATCCATACTTCTGTAACTCTCTACGATAAAACTTAAGCGCTTTAGCAACTGACATTGCTAAAGTTTCCGCCTCCAGACCAATCCTGGAGATACAGTTTATTACGTATTGTCCTGTTAACATATCTGTATGCGTTCTCTTTCCGGTTGATATTTTATGATTTCTTAGATTGTCTAACCCAAGGTTTGCGTAATTAAAAGGGGTCCTTGAAACGATAATTGCGGGTCTTTTTTCGATTGTATCTGTACCGATCGTCCCCGAGTCCGTTATTATTATCTCCGTCACCGTCTCGCTCGTTCCCCCTGAAAATGGGTCCTCGTCCGGTGTGTAAAGGAACTCCCCCGTCTCCTGTTGGCTGAAATAGTGGCGAAGAAACTTGAGGATTATGTCCTTGGTGTCGCTGAGAATGTTGTTGCTTAGAGGATAATACGTTCTTATTACGGTTTCTCTTGCTGCTATTGCGTCGCTTCTTGTTCCCATCTAAATAATCCTTTATCGCTTTGTTAGTCATTATAGCAGAACTACCAGCCAGTAGCCCACTTATTACTGCACGAGCTCTGCTTGAGGGTGCCTTCTTTAAAGCTGATAAACCCCTTTCAGATACGTACGCAGTTCCAGCTCCAGTACCCACGGCGAGAGCTGCCCTAACAGCATCTAAAGCTTGCTGCTTTCTTTCATTGATCTCTGCTATCTTTTCAAGCTCTCTATAAAAACTATTTTTCATACTCATATCCCAATCTTATCAAAGCCTATTCTTCAATGCCAAGTTTTTGTACCTTCTGAGCATAACTTTCTATATCTGTAGCATTGATGTGCTGACGTTTCGGTGAGGCAGTGAAGGTATTCTTACCCCAAGCAGTGACATCCAACTTATACTCTACTTGATCTTTTGATAACTCCCTAACCTGTACTGTCTGATGTGTCACAGACCAAAGCTTCTCCGCTTTCCGTACACCTAGAACCCTATAGCGTTTATCGTCTGCAATAACTAGATCCCGAGGAAAAACTCTAGGGAAAGAAGAAAAAGTTAGTACTAAGTCCCCTGGCTGAAGCTCAAAGATGGGAGTTAGTGCTGAAGTATTAGATTCTGGAGACTTGGCGCAGTACGTTTCTTGCGCACTGTAGTACCCACCTGTCACACCAGTATCGTAGCAACTTAAGCAGTTTGATTGGGTGCGTCTTCGTTTTACAGCATCCCAACACTTAGTACAGCGAGTACCTGTATCTTTTCTTTTTAAGAACAAAACTTTACGGCCAATGTACTCTCTTAACAGTAGATCATTACGTCTGATGGCTTCTATCGCTTGTATGTCTGGAGGAGATTCTAAGTATGCTCCTCTAGGGTTCTCGCCTTTTAAAACCTCAACTGGATCCGTGCTACCGTAGAACAGGCTTTCACTTGTAGTCGTATTAAGAGCGCGGATTCGGTAATAGTATTCTCGGTTCTTAGAGAACAGGTTAACCGAAGTATCAACAAACTGATACGCACTAGAAGCTAAAAACTCTTTTGTAATCGGCTGATATGGACCGGATTGCCCCATAGACCTATGTATTGATAGCGTGTAGTTGTCTAAGTTCTCAGTCGTATTAACGATTGTCCATGTGATCGTTAGAGATTCCCTTGATAGGGTACTGACGTTGATATTCGCAACTTGGATCATTTGTAGCCTACAACTTGTTTGTCTGCCTTAAATATACCAAACTTTCCTTCCTTTTCACCCCTTTTCATCACTTCTCTTACTTTTTCATCATTTGTCCAGTTCTTTGCCTCAGCTACTGCTTTACCAAAGTCTGGTAAAATGCTGATATGGACAGCGAAAAAGAAGTTACCACCAGGAACGGCCAGTACAACAAAGCCGGACTCTTCATCTTTTTTTACAACTACGGGAATAGGGACTTTACCAGATTCTCTTGCCTTCTGTGCTTGGGGACTGTCTTTCGTATCAACCCAAGTCTTACCGGGCGTATCTTCTCCATACCTTCCCTCTCCAGTTTGTCCTGGCTTTAATCTTCTCCAATGTCCTTGTGACATAACTCCTCCAACAAAAAAGGGGCGGACAAACCACCCCTCCTATAGACTGCAAATAACCTTACTCTTTATGAATGACGGCGTTGAAGTTCAGCAATGATTGCAGAGCGCAGCTCGTCAGTATCAACTTCTTCTTCAAATTCATCTTCGTCAGCAAAGAAAGCCTCGATAGCAGAAGGATCACCAGCCATAGCTGCTTTTTCCATATCTGCAAACTCTTGTTGAGCAATAGCACGACCTGCTTGATCGTAAGCTACAAGAGTTTCAAGGATTTCATTTGTAGCAGAGGCTACTTTTTGAAGATCACCATCAGAATCTTGTTGAGCGATTAACTCAGCCAGTTCGGTCAAGGTGCTAGGCATATCTGCACTTGCAACTTTTTCCATGCCGCCTGTTCCATAGATGTTAGCAAAAATCTCATTCATGTCTAGACTCCTTATCTTCTTGACTTCTTCTTCTTACGACGATTGTAAACGTAAGCAGCAGTTGCCGTCGTAGGCACACCATAGAACGCTCCGGTCTTACCAGCACCAGCTGCCATACCTTTTAGATCGCGCTTACGTGCATCTTCTGTTTGTGACCTAGCTGCTCCGCGCAACTCCTTAGGATTTCTACGGCCTCTATAGTTTTTGAAACTTTGTATTGCCTGCTTTCCGCTAGCAACATCCATTATTCCTCTTCCACCCTTACGAAGCATTTCCATTATAGCTTCTCGGCTCATGGCTTCTTTGTCCATCTCTTCCTCGAGATCAGCTGCGAAATGCAAGAACTCATCTACAGACAACTCATTAATGTCAAAAGCGCCTGCTTCCTTGTCCATGCCTTCTTCTAACTCTGCTGCAAAAGCGATAAACTCTTCAGGAGTCAGCTCGTTAAGGTCAAAAGCACCAGCTTCTTTGTCCATTTCCATATCGCCTGCAATCTCATAACCCAATGCTACAATCTCTTCTGGCGAGAGGTCATTAAGGTCAAAGTCAGCGCCTGCTTCCTTTTCCATATCATCTGCCAAGTAGTAACCCAACTCTACAATCTCTTCTGGTGAAAGATCGTTGAGGTCAAGATCAGCACCGGCCTCTTTTTCCATGTCACCTGCAATCTCATAGCCCAACGCTACAATCTCTTCAGGAGTCAACTCATTAAGGTCAAAGTCAGCACCAGCTTCTTTTTCCATTCCGTCTTGAAGTTCGTAAGCTAATGCTACAATCTCTTCTGCTGACAAATTATTCAAATCCATTTTATACTCCATTGTATTATTTAAAAGTTTAGCCTCTTACAGCTCTATTAATTCCATACGCGGTTCCTACAACACCTGCACCAGTTCCTACGGTTTTAGCGCCACCTCTAATCATCTCTCCGTATGCATCATCCATCATACTCTCAAGTTGATCTTGTCTAGATGCATCTTGACCTCGTTTCTTTCTAAAAGCTTTAGAGGCAGTTCCTTTATCAGTAAGAGACTGACCATCTTTGAGTCTCTTAGCAGCGTCTTCACTTAAAGTGACGACATTCTTTGCATGCCGGCGCCCTCTACTATACTGTGCAACACCGGGGATATATTTTTTAGCCATACTTTTTACGTTAAAAGCTTCTTTTTCCATCTCTTCTTCAAGATCTGCAGCAAAGTGTAAAAACTCATCTACCGAAAGTTCATTCAGGTCAAAGGCACCCGCTTCTTTATCCATGCCCATCTCTTCTTCAAGATGTGCAGCGAACTCAATAAACTCTCCAACAGAGAGGTCATTCAAATCAAAAGCGCCAGCTTCTTTTTCAAAAGAGTCATCTTCAAGGCCTTCTAAGATTCCAAGAAGTTCCTCGTCGCTCAACTCAGACAATGAAGAAGCAATCTTCTCCTGAGGCCCTAGGTAGTCGCTTAAGTCAACATCACCGTTCTCTACAAGCTGTAGGAAGTCGGCTGCTGAAATGTCATTTAATGTAGTCATATAAACTCCGTTATTTATTTATAGTAGTAACACACATTTTATGCAACTGCATACCAACCGTGTATCCAGCCGTATTCAGAGCCAAGAGAAGCCCCGTACCCTTCACTAATGTTGATTGCAATCTTTAATCTCATAATCATGGGATCAACTTGCGATCTTATTAGTGATATCCACCTAACATATCTATCATCTTGCGCTTCACTTTGCACAGAAAATCCTGAGTCAGAATACGTAAAACGATTACGACTCTTGAGAATCCCTACAGAAGTTAGCAGGTGACAGATGGTCAGCTGAAGTAAGATACTACGAGAAGGAAAGTTAGAAATAGTGTTTGATGAAAGAGGGGGTTTTACATTATACTCGTCCAGAGCTAGTCCAATGCAGTACTGAATCATACGATCAGAGCTCTCTTCACCAGAGATCAAGCGATTAAGCTCTTCAAAGTCTCTGATGTAGCCTCTGACTTCAGATGTGAACTGGTCCATGCTTAGTGGAGTTGTCATAGTTTAACCAACATTGCTTTTTTCCCTCTAACAACAATACGAATCTCGCCGGCTTTTTCCATGGCGCGAAGCTCGTCCGTTACTCTTGATAAGGGAATGTGAACTGGAATTCCTTTAGAAAGGGTCAGGTTATCTACACTGATTGCCTGTGGCCTTACATAAGTCAGTGGATGATTAATCTTCATTGTGCTCCTCCAAGATTGCTAACATATCAGACTTCTTTTTTCTTGAAGGGTCATACAGACCTTTTTCTTTAAGAATGTTTCTTAATTCAGATGTTTTCAAGGAAGAGTAATCAATAACTTCTGCCTCAGTCTCTTCGGCATCCTGAACCTCTAAGACTTCAACGACTTCTTCGGTCTGCTCTTCCTCGATAACAATCTCTTCGATAGGTTGAGGAACATCCAGTACTTCTGATTCTACTTCAGCCACAATAGGGGGATCCACTTTAACCAAGATCATTACTCCTGAGTTTAAGCGAGCTTGAACCTGGGGAGTGTTGTACTGATCATCATAAAGCCAAATAGAGCCGCCAGGACGTCCACCGCGCACTCTACCAAGAGAGTGACCATGGAACTGTTGCATTTCGTTTGAAACATTTTGTACTAGATATTTCCTCATAATACTACCTTAGTTAGGATTAGTAGGTGCTAACACTTGGGAAGACGATACCACCGTCCTCAGCAGAAGCCAAGTTGAATACACCATTACCATCGGCATCACCTGTACCAACAGCTGACTCAGAAGGCATTGCGTCTGGAGTAGTAGCCTTGTTGTACAAGATCAAGCGATTGATAGAGCTGACGTTACCAATACCCATACCAATGTCTTCATAGCATTGGAAAGTAATCAAGTTAGCGACCTTGTCAATGTAGAACTTAGTGTTGTTCAGTACAAGGAACTTACCCAAGAACTCCGGAGAAGTAAATCCATAGATGTTACCAGTAGGCAAGATGTCAGTTTTGATAGTACGAACGATCTTACGACCCATAATAGTGTCAAAGTTGAAGCCGTCGATAACAACTTTACCTTGTACAGTATCACCGAAGTCTTCAATAGTCCAAGCCAAACACTCGTCCCAGTTAACTTCGTTCATCAATACTTTGTCCAAACGACGACGCTTACCGTCCATGTTCTTGAACATTTTGATCAAGTCACCGCGCTGGAGAGTACCTTCAAATCCAGTACCAGTACCATTAGCAGCGATATCGTCAGTAGCTTGCTCACCCATAACCTGTTGGTTAGCAATGTCATTTCCAACACAGCTGTGGCAGTAAGTCAAAAAGCGATGGTCTTCTACTTCTTGAATGTCTTTAACAGCATTGTCTTCAATGATCTTGGTGATTGGCATACGATATGCCATCAACTCTTGCTCAGTCTTTTCAAACTTTTCAGAGCTGATAGTGAAGAATGGAATCTCGTAGCGAGCACCTTGAATGTAACGAACACGAGGTTGGCCACGGAAAGTCAAAGATACTGCTTGTGAGTTTGGCTCAATCTCATCTACGTATACCAGAGTGTCGTGGTTAACAGAGACTTGCAAGTCTGCTTTAGAAACCATTTGTGGTGGCAAGATTTTACGAGCAAAAGAATTCTCACGCAGCTTGTCTCTAATGTAAGCATTGGCAGCTGCAGCGAGCTTTTCTTTGCCTTCAGGAGAGTCCAAGTGTGCGGAGAAAATACTATTTAATGATGTACCGTTCATTGTTTTATCTCCTCAGATTATTGAAGTGGGTAAGGTGAGGCAAATCGAACAAAGTTGATTGTACCTGCAGTTGAATCAAGTTTAGTGCATTGGCCTACGATCATTTCACCAGCGGTATCAGCAACAACAAGCTTGCCTTGTTCATCGACAGTTAGCAAAGCACCAATAGCCATGGCTTTACTACCACCGGCTGATGTTGCTACGTACATGTCAGTAGTGGCTTCATAAGATCCTAAGAACAATGTAGTGGCTTTTCCAAGAGCTTGTACTCCATAATCGCCTTTGTCATTCCAAAGCTGCACTACTACTTCTGAAGTAGATCCGTCACCTGTAGATGTAGAAACTCCGCCTACACCAGCGGTACCAGCATTTGCAGCTTGATTACCAATGTGAGTAATTTTACCACTGGTGGTAAGCTGTACCCAACGACCGGCTTCAATGATCATCTTAGTAGCGTCAGAAGAAGTAGGGTTAGTAGTTAAATAGGTTGTATCAATCTCGTAGTCCTTTCGGTAGACATCCGAGAGTGGAGAAATAAGTTTTAGCATGGGGAATCCTCCGCTAAGGTTTAATAATCAGATGAAAGTAAAAATGTAGTTAACGGATCTGAGTCACCAGAGCCACTGTATTCTGCTGCGGTCTTGGCTAGACCGGTTCCCAAAGGAATGCCTGCTGTAGTCTGTGATACAAAATCTTCAACCATAGCGAGGTCTTTATCCCCTTCGGCTAATGATTTTGCATAATCTCTTGCATCCATGGGATCCATAATCCCACGCTCAACAGCTGCAGAAGCAATCTTTTCAGCGTAGTTATGGCGGTTAAGAACCGCAATCTCATGGCGAAGACGAGAAATCTCTTCATTTTGCGAACGAAGGGCATGGGCAGCTTTGATTAAAGTTGCGTTTACCTCTTCACTACTAATTTTAATCATAAGTTCTCCTATCTATTTTTGTGCTAACTTAGCAGCAATAGCTTGACGTAATAACTCTTTAGTATCAGACGCAACTTTTTGCTTACCAGGAGCAACAATCTTTGCTGTATGAATACTATCTTTATTAGCGTTCGACAACAAACTTTTAAGTGTTGGGTCGATCATCTTGTTTCTTTCTTCTGGTGAATAAGCCATAGCGGCTTCATTTGAAGCAAGCGCTGGATGGTGTGATTTATTTTCAGAAGAGCCGAAGCCAGACTTCTCAGCTGGATTATCACCATGATTTCCGCTAGCGGTGATGTCAGCCTGCATAGCTTCTTTGGTAAAGGTTTCTACGCCTTGACGAGCTACCCATTCCAAAGCTGAAGCAATTTTTTCAATATCGTTTTCTGCATAGTCAGATACTTCTTGAGCAGAAGCAATCTTTTCTACCTCTGCATCAACTTCAGTATCGACACCAGAGATTGCAGACATAATCAAATCATTCAAACTAGACATTAGTCCTCCAAGCAGCCAGAGCAGATTGATGATCCTTCTAAGTCAAAAGGATTGGTTTTACAAACACGGCAAAGACCTTGTTGCATCGCTTCTTTAATCAAAGTCAGCTCATGTACACAGGCGTGGGCCATTTGCTCACCAGCTGTCTTGTCCATAGCTTCGTCTTCAAAGTATTCTTGTGCTTGAGTTTCCTCATGCTGATCTACCTCGGTCAGCTCTGAGGCAAGCTTCTGCAGGGTGTCCAGGTCATAGTCCATAAAAGGATTTTCAGTATTACCTGAGTTAGACAAAGCATTCATCAGTGTAGCTTCGGCAGTTTTTTCTAAAGTAGTCCCCGCATTTTCTGACTTGTAAAGGGACTCAAGCAGTTGATTCATATCCATTTGGATTCTCCTTCTAGAGAGACCCGAGTAATATACGGGCACTTGAAAAGTTATTAAAGTTAAGATCCCATTCCGGAACTACATCTGTATTATAATATACATTATGTAGATATGGGACTGTTAAAGAAAGATTATTTTGTGAAGAAACTTTTGTCAAAGAGTCAGTTAGCATATCGTTAAAGAAGTTTTTATAGTAAAAGTCCATATCATCTTCTACAACACTATCCAAATCAGCGCCAATTGTTCTTAAACTTTTTCTGTATCCTGCATACGCTGACGCCACTTTATTAAGTATGTCTCCGCTGCCTTCTGTCATCCGTTGTACTGGTTTAATAACAGTAATACGCACAATCCGATTAGGCAAGTGCGGAGCAAAAGCAGACCTCCCTGGAATTAAGGAGGACAAAAGTCTTGCTATACCACCGTCGTACATTGACCGTTCTATCCGTGGAGCCGGACCTATATGAGTTCTTCCCATTGGGAAAATAGTATTGGATGCCCTAAAAGAACTAGCCAAGTCTGGCCGTCCCATTCTTCTTAGCATTCCATACTGGAACTCATGAGGTTTTGCTACCATACCAAGCATAGCCATTGTTGATAGCAACTTCTCAAAAGGCATTTTATCCATAAAAGCTCTTGGAATGTTTGGCTCACAAGACTGCGCTTTTATTAAAGATTCGCTTACAGCATTCGGTAGAATTTTTTTCTTAACTTCTGCAAGTTTTTTATAGGAAGCAACTTTTTCTCTTAAGCTGTGTTGCGCAGAAGCAACTTTCATTAGAACACCAGCCTCTTTTGCAGCTGGTACAAATACATCAGACAAGTCGAAAAATCTAGGGAAAAAGTTAATGGCACCAACTACAGTTCCATCATCACGCACTCTTCCCATTTCGTTTGCAAGATGGCTGCAGTAATCCCTTGTAGTCTTAGAAACGTTACCGCATACGGAGCATACATCAAAAGGAACCTTACATCCCATAGAGATTTGACGAGGCTTACCGTTATCAATATCAACAATAATCTGCTCGGCACCAACCTCTCTGGCTTTTTGCCTATCGTGACGAACAATCAATTCTACACGGTGCATAGGCCTGTTGTAGGTAACAAAAACAATGTCACCAAAAGCGATTTCCGGATTTTTGTTGACGTGATGCTTATACCGAAGTGCATTCATGAAGGTTCGAAAGCCAAACTCCTTGATAGGAACTGGTGGCAAACTTTTGCCGTGAGGCTTAAGATAACGTCGTTCTAACTCGTCAATTACCTTCTGGGGATTATCAGTAAGATAGTCATGACCTAAAGAGATCTCGGGGAAGATGTCCCCGTTTACATTCATACCCCAAAACTCATGAGCTCCCATAGGGGTCATAAGAACGTATTGATACTTAGGGTCAGGTTTAATGCTACGAATAAATGCTTGCAGCTTAGGGTCTAAGTTACCAGCTACTTTTGTCATTCCCGACTTACTGGGGTTTACATCAATAGCTTCAGCGAAACATCTACCTAAAGTATCATGAGTATGAAAGTGTATAACTTTTTCTAACATTGGAATCTCTTAAGTAATGTCGCCAGGCTTCATTTGGTGTTTAGGACCAAAGAATGGCATCTCAGTTTCTTGGTAAAGTTTTTCTAATCTTAACACGTCTGCAAAAGTTTGCGGAGTGATTTGTGGGATTTCCATCATATTAGCCAAAACTTTTGAAGCCATTACTGGTTCTCTTGCCACTGTAGGAGCTGTTCTATGCAAAACTTTATAAAGTTTTTTTGCTTTGTCGTTCTTCAAAGAGGGATCTTCCTTAACTACGGCATTGTAATCACGGTTAACACTTCCTCTATTTAAGTACTTAAGACCTTTACCAATACCGTAAGTGGCCAAAGGAGCTCCAGCTCCGATGCCAATACCGGCAAGACCATACATCAAAGCGTCTCTAGCAACACCTTTAGCGCTCGCTTGTTTTATAATTTGTTTATGCTTATACATATTAGCTCCACCAGTTTTTGCCATAGGCACATAAGATTGGTACGGGCCTAGGTTTGTTTTTTGTACTAAGTTTCTTGCGGATTTAAAATCGATCTTTTTTTCTGCGACCATAGACTTTGGGTTCAAAAACATATTTGCAATGCTATCTTTACCACCCAATGCTGGTGCTAGGTTAACCCCGGGAAGCCCACCAACCACTGCCACACCTGATCCACCTAAGAACACCTTTCCCATAGTTCCTTCAGTTTTTCCTAGTGCTTGCATGTAGTTAGATCCACCTCGCTTTAATGCAGGAAGAACCTTGCCGGCTGTAGCCTTTGGTAGATTTCTTAGGCTTTTAAATAAGTTGTATCCCTTGTTTGCGACGGCCATACCTGCCCGTGCAAATGCTTCTTTTTCTAAGCCATATACCTGGGATACAGATTTCATCGACGAGTAGTCCTAATCATTCGAGATAGTTCTTTATGCTTTGCTTCAGCACCTTCAAGCATAACATAAGCTTCTTTGTAAGACATTGCTAACTTTTCAAGCCTAGTGGCCGCAAAGAGCAATGGGTGCTCTGAGTTGATAACAACAGGCTCTCTTAGCAGAGCAGCCTCCTTAGCCGTATTGATCCGTACACCTTCGCCTTGCAATCGCTCAGAAGCTGTCTTCATAATTGATGAGGCAAAGTTTTCTGACTCGGTTACTTCTGAAATAGCTCTAGCGATCTGAAGAATCCCGATGTCATCTCTCATGTGTGCTTGCTTTACATGCCCATAGAACTCTTCAGAGGTATCTTCCATGGATCTCATAATAGTATTTAGACTATACTCAGCCATGTTCTTTACCGAAGCAACTTTTTGCTGTTCAGCAACCATCTCAGAGGACTCATCCAATCTAGGAATATCAGCGTTGTCTTCTACTTTAAAGATTTGCTCCAGGTCGAAGTCACTTTGTTTCTTCTCTCCAGGATCAGTCGCATAATCTAATGTCTGATCTGGAACGGACACTGGACGCTCTCCCAACTCTTCAATCAAAGCAGATGCGTCAGCTGGTGCAAAGTGATCACGGTTACCACCTTCATGAAACTGAGCTTTCCATACCGCTTGGTTGGTCATCTCAGAAACTCTTTGAATTTGGTTTTTGTTTAAGTTCTCATTTTCGATTACACTTCTAATAGCATCGTTTAATGATTCAGACTCTTTTCCTACAAAGCTAGACGCTGCCCTCTTTGCTAGGACTTGAAGTTTTTCAGACGAAGCAGTCTTAACAAGGCTACCAGCTAACTTTTCTAATTCATAGTTCATAGACATACCACAGGAAAAAGATTATGATGAGTTTCTATTCTCGCAGAGAGGCAGCTGTAATATTACAGTGCTCTCCTACTACTATATCTAAATATATCCGTAACGGCACCTTAAAAAATTATGGGACGCCCAAAAAGATAAAAGTTTCTACAGAAGAAGTACACTCTTTTTATGAAACTGTCAAATACCAAAGTGATAAAGTAACCCGTACCGAGGTCCTAAGACTGCAAACTAGAGTAAATACTTTAGAGGCAGAGATGGAAACTTTAAAGATGATGATTGGGGTTGGAAATCTTAAGCCCCCAAGAACGGATGAACAGCTGCAGTCTCTGCACGAAGAGATAATGATAATGCTTACGCAGGTTAGTTGGGATGTACGTACTATTATGTCTATCTCAGATACTATGATTAGTCTTAAAGATAGAGAGGTATTGCGCCTTGTTCAAATGAAAGGTACTAGGTCTTGGACTGGCCTCTTTGATCTATCTGAAAGAATGCTCCACTATATCGGAAGTATGGCCTTGCCTAAAACTACTTCTGATATTCTGATTAGCCGTTTAGAGTCTGGAAGGAATAGACTATATGGATTGCTTTATGTATCCCTTTCAGAGCACATTGCGATGGATAAGTTCTGGGCTAAAAAAATTGTCAGCTCTAGAGTAGTAGAGCAAACTACTGATGAGTTCTTACTAAACTTTCTAGCAAAACGTGCTCAACAGTAAAAAACTGCAAATTTAGAATCTTTTGTGTCATAAGAGTTTTGTCACACAATCTACGTCTATACACTCCCGTGTGACTTTGGGAGATGACATTAACTTTTGTACAAAAAACCTCTTAGGAGAAAAAGTCATGGCTAAAGGCAATGCAAAATCGGGCAACAAACCAGCCCAAACTACCCCCGCAACCCCATCATCAACCCCATCATCTTCACAAGCTCTGCAAGAGGCACATGAAAAGATTGTTAATCTTGAAGAAAATGTGAATACTCTCACTCAAGAGAAGGATACTCTCACTCAAGAGAAGGATACTCTCACTCAAGAGAAGGATACTCTCACTCAACAAAAGAGCAGCTTGTCTGGACAAGTGATTATGCTTACAAATGAGAAGAGCTCTCTGGTGACGCAAATCGAGGAAAAAGAACAGGCTATTGAGGACTTACGTTCTGCAATGGATAAAGCCGCTTCGGATGCTGCCAAAGAACTAGACTCAGCGATGAAAGCCAAGGATGAGGAATTAGCCTCTCTGCTATCATGGAAATCATCACACAGTCTCAAAATCATGGGAGCTACTGTAGGATCAATCATCATCGTCGCAGGTGTAGCATACGTAGTCAAGCGCTTCTTGCTGAGTGGCTCCGCTGAAGATGTCGAAGATGCTTTGGTAGCAGAGACACCAGACGGTGCAGTCGAGCTAGAGTTGGTAAGTAACTACTAATGTAACTCAAGCTCAAAGTTGGATTGATTGGTAGGTCGGCTCCTTCGGGAGTCGGCCTTTTGCTTTATAGTATTTTTTTCGTTTAGTTTCCTAGTTGGTAAAACTCTGGACGTTTAACATCCCACTGTGATGCTAAGAAAGCATATACCACTGTATGCATAAAGTCATCCGGTGTACCCCTTGGATGATTAAATACAATGCGTCGTCTAGTTTCAGAATACTCTGAGTACACTGAGAGAATATCTGCAGCAAAGGGTTCCATAATACCCCAGTTAGGAAACGCAATACCCTTACTTACTGGCCCGGTCTTAATCAGAGTAAAGACATCTTGCATCACACGGGATCTATCTGTAGTGAACTTCTTTGCCTGGGCATCCCATTTAACTTTGTCTTTTTGGTTACCTGTATGCTGGTATAGGAGAACTCTAGCCTCTCCAAATGCTTTGCGCAGCTGTGCATTCGTATAGAAACCAAAGCCCCAGTCCGATCCAATCTTATTTACACCGTAGTGCTTACAGAGTTCAATAATGTTTCTCCAGCTATACTCTGGATCCGATTCTCTCCCTGTATATTTTTTCGCATACATTAAAGAAAAGCGGCCATTTGCATC